AAAAATTGATGTAGACCGTCCTTATGATGGACAATTAGTATTCTTTGATAGATTGTATAAATCAGTTAATACTATCTCTGTGGGGTCAGGAGGAACTGGTTATACAGCAACACCAAGTATAACAATAGATTCACCAGCAGGACCAAATGGGGAAACTGCAACTGCATTTGCTACCTTAGAAGGAGATAGTGTTGCATCTATTACTATTATTAGTAGTGGGTCGCAATATGAAACTACTCCATCTATCACGATTTCAGCACCAGAAGTGGGTAGTAATACAGCAACTGGTACTGCCAATATGGAGGATCTTTATTATACGATAAATAGTTCTACGCCAGTTACTGCTGGAATTACTACATTAAATTTGGCAACTAATTTGCTGAATAGCGTGGGAGTTGGTTCAACAACATTTTTCTCACAAGGTAGTAGAATTGTTGCAAGTTCTCATACCTTTGAGTATGTTGGTTCTGGTAATCAAATTGTAACTGCTACACCTAAACGAGGTGGTGTTACTAATCAAGAAAATGAAGTCGTCACTTTAGATGGTGGAAAAGTTCTTTATACTAGTACAGATCAGGCAGGTAACTTTAGAATTGGAGATGATTTGCAAATCAACCAAGAAACTGGTACTATCAGTGGTCGATCTTTTAGTAAGAGTTTATTCTCTGAGATGACTCCATTTATCCTAGCATTAAGTTAATATGGCTCAGTTAGCACTTAATAGATTTCAAACGGTTACACACGAAGTTACAACTAGTCAGCAGACGATTTATACTGCTCCGACTGGTTATACCGCTATTGTGCTATATGCTCATATTACAAATTATGGTGATAGTAATTCAACAGTTACCATGAAGCATAAAAGATCTAGTACTGAAACAGAAATTATTAAAGGTGCTAATGTTCCTACTAATGATGCATTCGTTCCTATGAGTGGTAAATTAGTTTTAGAAACAAATGATTCTGTGACTATTGAAGCGAGTGCAAATAGCACTCTTAAGATAATACTCAGTCTTTTAGAAACCGCTAATTAATATCATGCCATATATCGTCGGAGTTAAACCACCAATATTTCAATCACTAGACACTAGTGCAGGAGTGATTCAATCGGGTATACTTACTACCACAGCAACTGGTATATCAACCTTAGTATCTGTAGAATCTTCAAAATTCAGATCAGTTAATTATCAAATACAAGCAGTAGAAGGAAATAATTTTAATAAAACAACAATTAACGTAGTTCACGATAATACTAATGCATATCTATCAGAATTTGGAACAATTAATCAACCTATAGGGATAGCAACATTTTCTGTAGATATTGATTCTGGTAAATTAAGACTTTTAGGGTTTCCTGCATCTTCTAATTCAACTACCTTTAAAGTAATCTTTACTGCATTAGAAACATAATAAACCATAAATATAACGTAGGTATTGATTTAATTGATGAAAAGTTGCCCAGTTGGACAATATTATTGCAACACTGATAAAAAGTGTAAGAAGATTCCTCGTGGGTATTTTGTTGGTCGTGGTGGTTACTTAAAATCCGATCCTGAAGAGAACGGTAAGAAAAAGAACGGTAACGGCAACGGCAATGGCAACGGCAAAACTAACGGGGGTTCCAACGGCAATGGAAGTAGTAACGGTCATTCTAATGGCGGTAACGGTGGTAATGGTGGTGCGAATGGCGGTGGAGGGATAGGTGAATCTAAAACATTCACACAATTTTTAGAAGATGTAAAAATAGAACATATTGATGGCAGTAACACTACTGTAATTGATATAGTTAAACCAGAACCGATGGTATCACCTAAAAATAATATTCAATATACAATACCTGAAAAGACAACTTATGTTTCAAGAAAGACAGGAAAGATAATCCATGTTTATTTGGCGTGGAGAGGAAAGAATTACATGTTACAAATGTTCTTCCCTCAAGTCAAACTCCCATCACGCAGAGAAGTACAGGATCAAGTGAGAAAAGTGTATCCTAATGCTAAACTCTGGAACTACCAAGTATCAGAATATGACCCAGGAGAACCACTCCTCCAGACAGGAGGAAAATAAAACCGAAGATTTAGAAAAGAAAATAAAAAATTTAGAAAAGATACTAGAACTGCAAAGGCGAACTATAGAACACGATCAAAAATTTGGACACTATGAAATGATGTAGGACTTATTATGGCTGAAGACATTTATTTAGGTAACCCCAATCTAAAACGGGCAAATACTAAAATTGAATTTACTCAAGAACAGATTCTTGAGTTTATGGCGTGTAAGCAAGATCCTGTATATTTTGCACAAAAGCACGTCAAGATTGTGACATTGGATTCTGGTTTGATGCCATTTGAACCATACGATTTTCAACAGAAGTTAATTAACAATTTCCACGATAATAGATTTAACATTTGTAAGATGCCTCGTCAGACAGGTAAATCCACAACTGTTATATCATACCTATTGCATTATCTTCTTTTTAATGATAGTGTCAACATTGGTATTCTTGCTAACAAGGCAGCAACTGCTAGAGAACTATTAGGTCGTTTACAAACGGCATATGAAAATGTTCCTAAGTGGATGCAGCAAGGTGTCTTATCATGGAATAGAGGTTCTCTGGAGTTAGAAAATGGTAGTAAAATCTTGGCTGCGTCTACCTCTGCTAGTGCTGTTAGGGGTATGTCTTTTAACATCCTCTTCTTGGATGAATTTGCTTTTGTTCCCAATCACATCGCTGATTCTTTCTTTGCTAGTGTTTATCCTACTATTACTTCTGGTAAAAATACAAAAGTAATTATAGTTTCTACACCACACGGTATGAATCACTTCTACCGTATGTGGCACGATGCAGAAAGAAGTAAGAATGAATATGTACCAACTGATGTTCATTGGTCAGAAGTACCAGGTAGGGATGAGGTATGGAAAGAACAAACTATTGCAAACACATCAGACCAACAGTTTAGAGTTGAGTTTGAATGTGAGTTTTTAGGTTCTGTTGATACTTTGATTGCTCCTAGTAAGTTAAGGAGTATGGTTTATCAGACTCCTGAAACAAGAAGTGCTGGATTTGATGTGTATGTTGATCCGCAAAAAGGGCATGATTATGTTATTACAGTAGACGTTGCAAGAGGAGTTGGAAAAGATTTCTCTGCTTTTGTTGTAATTGATATAACAGAGTTCCCTCATGCTGTAGTAGCAAAGTATAGAAATAATGAAATTAAACCTATGCTTTTTCCTAATATTGTTGAACAAGTAGGAAAGAAGTATAATGATGCATTTGTTTTATGTGAAGTAAATGATATAGGTGACCAAGTAGCATCTATATTAAATTACGATTTAGAGTATAAAAACCTTCTTATGTGTTCTATGAGAGGTAGAGCAGGACAAGTTGTAGGTCAAGGATTCTCTGGTAAAAAGACTCAGTTAGGAGTTAAGATGTCCAAGACTGTTAAAAAGGTTGGTGCTCTTAATTTAAAAACATTAATCGAAGAAGATAAATTACTTTCTTGTGATTATGATATAATGAGTGAGTTAACTACTTTTATTTCCAAAAGTAATTCCTTTATGGCAGAGGAGGGTTGTAATGATGACCTTGCAATGTGTTTGGTAATATATGCGTGGTTAGTTCAGTGCGATTACTTTAAAGAATTAACTGACCAAGATGTAAGAAAAAGATTGTATGATGAGCAAAAGAATCAAATAGAACAGGATATGGCTCCATTTGGTTTTATGGATGATGGATTAGATTCAAGTACTATAACAGATGCTGATGGAGATAAATGGTTTGCCGCAGATGAGTATGGAGACAGATCATATATGTGGGACTATCTATCCTAGTTGTTCACGCATTGTTCATAGCATTTTTTGCCCTCGTAAAGTTACCTTTTAATAAATAATTTCAGATTAATTCTGAGATTCGGAGAAAGAAAACATGGCGACTCCTCAATTATCTCCTGGGGTACTGGTAAGGGAGGTTGACTTAACAGTAGGAAGAGCTGATAATGTATTGGATAACATTGGTGCTATTGCAGGACCGTTTCCAATTGGACCTGTTAACGAGGCAACAGATATTGCTACTGAGCAAGATCTTATAAACGTATTCGGTAAACCAAAGTCTACCGATAATCAATATTCTTATTGGATGAGTGCATCATCATACCTTTCATATGGTGGAGTACTTAAAGTAGTAAGAGCAGGAGGAACAACTTTAAGTAATGCTAACGCTGCTGTTGGTGTTTCATCAATTGCAATGACTGGTGCAGGTAGAATTGATAACTACGACGACTATATTGCTAATCATAGTGAAGCATCAAACTTTAACTACGCTACTAAGAACCCAGGTACTTGGGGAAATGGATTAAAAGTTTGTGTTATTGACGACTTTGCAGATCAAACACTTTCTTTTACAGAAGTTCCCGATGCTGCGATAGTTGGACAAGGAGTTTCTGTTAGTAAAACAGATTTAGTTATACCTGGTGCAGGAACAACATCACTATTCTCTGGATACATTAAAGGTATAGTTACTGGTATTAATACAGCAACTAACGTAGCAGATGTTAAAGTTGTATCAAGAGTAACAACTGCAGGAGTAGAAACAAAGATTGATTATGAAGAGGGTGCAGGATATGCATCTTTCAGTGCTGCTGATTCAGTTACATTCTTGAATGGTAGTGGTGCAAAAGTTGGTGCATCTCATACAGTTAGCACTGCTGTTGACTGGTATGACCAGCAAACACTTGGTTTAACTAACGCAACAACTTTCTGGAAGTCAATTGCTCCAAGACCTACTACTAACAAGTATTCACTTGATAGACAAGGTAGAGGAGATGGTATTCATATTGCTGTCGTTGATGATGACGGAACTATAACAGGTATACAAGGTAATATTCTTGAGAAGCATCTAAATCTTTCTAAGGCACTTGACGCAGTTTCTGCAGTCAATTCTCCTCAGAAGATCTGGTACGAACAGTTTATTGCAGATTTCTCAGAATATGTTTACGCTGGTGGTAACCCATCAAGTGCTGCTGATAGTTACTGGGGTACAACTCCTGCTGCTACTGGATTTACATTATCTAATGGTACTGCTGCTTCATATTCACCAATTTCTACTGCAGATGGTCTTTGGGGACAAGATGCTCAAGGAATTACATTTAGTGCTACGGGTGCTACAACGTATACACTGGTTAACGGAACTGATTATTCAGGAACGCTTGGTAGTGGTACTGGAATGAAGGCAGAACTATCGGACTTAATTACTGGGTACGATAAGTTTGCTAATGAAGATGAGATAGAAGTAGATTTCATCATAATGGGACCTGGTTGTACAGAAGAATTTGATTCTCAAGCAAAAGCAAATTATGTAATATCTCTTGCAAATGCAAGAAAAGATTGTATGGCAACAGTTGGTCCTCACAGATCAAATATTATAGGTGTTACTAACAGTGATACTCAAACTAATAACTTAATTAGTTACTTCAGTCCATTGTCATCTTCTTCTTATGCAGTATTTGATAGTGGTTACAAGTATACTTACGATAGATTCAATAATAAATTCCGCTACATCCCAACAAATGCTGATGTCGCTGGATTGATGGCACGTACATCACTTAATTCTTATCCTTGGTTCTCACCTGCTGGACAGCAACGTGGTATCTTGAATAATGCAATTAAACTGGCATATAATCCAACAAAGGCACAAAGAGACAAACTTTATCCTGCAAGAGTTAACTCAATCATAACTCAACCTGGAATTGGTACTCTGTTATTCGGAGACAAGACAGGTCTTGGATTTGCATCTGCATTTGATAGAATTAATGTTAGAAGATTGTTCTTAACAATCGAGCAAGCATTATCTAAAGCAGCAGAAGCACAACTCTTTGAACTCAACGATGAGTTAACACGGGCAAACTTCCGTAATATCGTTGAACCATTCCTACGTGATGTTCAGGCGAAGAGAGGACTTTTCGGATTCCTTGTTGTTTGCGATACAACAAACAATACTCCTGATGTTATCGATAATAATGAGTTCAGGGCAGACATCTTCCTGAAGCCAGCGAAATCAATCAACTACGTAACTCTAACCTTCGTTGCAACGAGAACTGGTGTCTCGTTCGAGGAAGTGGTCGGTAGAGCGTAACTTTATAATCTAAATAACAAACAGGAGGAACCCCAATCATGGCAACAAGTAGAGAAAATAAAACCATCTCAATGTTTAAGTCTGCACTCGTCGGTGGCGGTGCAAGACCTAATCTCTTTGAGGTGGAACTGACCACACTACCAGCAGGAATTACTTGGAGTGCAGATAACTTCAGGTATATGTGTAAAGCAGCAGCATTACCTGCTCAGAATATTGCAGCAATTGACATTCCATTCAGAGGTCGTATTTTTAAAGTTGCTGGAGACAGAACTATCGACACTTGGACTGTAACAGTTATTAACGATGAGAATTTCTTATTAAGAAATGCATTTGAAGAGTGGACAGAGCAAATAGCAAAACTTGACACCAACCTTGGTGCAACTGACCCAGCCGAGTATATGGTTAACGCTAAAGTTTTCCAACTTGGTAGAGGTGCAACAAAGTCAAGTTCAACTAGTGAAGGAACAGAAAATGTCGTATTAAAAGAATACGAATTCATTGATATTTTCCCAACTAATGTTTCTCAAATTGATCTTTCTTATGATACTGGTGATACAATAGAAGAATTCACTGTTGAATTCCAAGTTCAATCCATCAATGTCACAGGATCAGGTCAGCCAAACTAATATAAATATAAGAGTAAAGATTCAATAAATCATGTCGAAGTTATTTGGGTTCTCTATTGAGAACACTGAACCACTATCTCCTACGGCGGTATCCCCCGTTCCTCAAAATGACGAGGACGGGGTTGACCATTATGCGAGTAGTGGTTTTTTTGGATCATATGTTGACTTAGAAGGAGTATATAGAACAGAGTTTGAATTAATTAAGCGTTATCGTGAAATGGCACTCCAGCCAGAATGCGATAGTGCTATTGAAGATATCATTCATGAGGCAATTGTATCAGATACAAATGACCAACCTGTTCAAGTTGAATTGTCGAATCTTAATGCAAGTGATGGAATTAAGAAAAAAATTAGAGAAGAGTTCAAGTTCATTCTTGATTTATTAGATTTTGATAAGAAAGCACATGAAATTTATAGAAACTGGTACGTAGACGGAAGAATCTACTACCATAAAATAATTGATTTAAAGAATCCACATGAGGGTTTAAAGGAATTGCGTTATATTGACGCAATGAAAATGCGTTACATTAGACAAGAAAAAAAGAAAGATCCTAATAGAAATCCTACAAGTCCAGTTATAGCGGCTAATTCTAATCCAATGGATTATAGTTGGCCAGAGTTAGAAGAGTACTTTATATACAATCCAAAGTCACAATATCCAACAGGAAACATAAATGCAACAGGTGCAAGTGCTGGAATTAAGATAGCAAAGGATGCAATAACATACTGTACATCAGGTTTGGTAGATAGAAATAAAGGAAATACCCTATCTTATCTACATAAAGCGATTAAATCACTCAATCAATTACGTATGATTGAGGATTCTTTAGTAATATACAGACTATCCAGAGCACCAGAACGAAGAATTTTCTATATTGATGTTGGAAATCTACCTAAAGTAAAGGCAGAGCAATATCTCAGAGATGTGATGATGCGATATCGTAACAAACTTGTATACGACGCTAACACTGGAGAGGTTCGTGATGACAAAAAGTACATGGCGATGCTGGAAGATTTCTGGTTACCTAGACGAGAAGGAGGACGTGGTACTGAGATTTCTACTCTTCCTGGAGGTCAAAACCTGGGTGAGATCACGGACATCGAGTACTTCAAAAAGAAATTATACAAATCACTGAACGTTCCTATCTCTAGAATAGAAGGAGATGGTGGATTTAATCTTGGAAGATCTTCTGAGATACTTCGTGATGAAGTAAAATTCAGTAAGTTTGTTGGACGTTTGAGAAAGAGATTCTCAAGAATGTTCAATGATATGCTTAAAACTCAGTTACTTCTTAAGAATGTTATCACTCCAGAAGACTGGGAGGTAATGAGTGAGCATATACAATATGACTTCTTATATGATAATCATTTCACAGAACTCAAAGAAACTGAGTTATTTAATGAAAGATTAGCAGCAGCAACTTCTGCAGAACCTTATATTGGTAAGTATTTCTCACAAGATTATGTAAGAAGACATCTCTTACGTCAAACTGATATAGAGATTGTTGAGCAAGATAAGATTATGAAGAAAGAAATTGCTGACGGTGTTGTTATTGACCCAATGACTCCTGTTGATCCTGAGACTGGACAACCAATGGGTGACCTTGGATCACCTATAATGGAACCAGATTTAGAGAAAGCATCTCAAGAAGCCACTGGTGGTAGTGTAGAACTAGATACTGGGGTTGTAAAACCTAAAGGTGGAGAGATATAAATATTAAAAGATTACTCACATATTTGACATTTTAACATGACTGAATCCCCTGATATGAATAACGTACAGAGTGAATTGATGGATATGATCATCGCTGATGAGTCTCCATCCACTATTAGTGACAGAATAAAAGATATGCTTTTTGCAAAATCTGCAGAAAAAATAGATTCTTTTAAACCTGAAGTTGCCAATCATACTTTTGGTGATGATGAAACTATTGATACTGATGAAGTATCAACAGGTGAAGAGTAATTATAAATAACTATTAAATGGAACTTTAAGGATAATGGCTCTTAATCCAATTGGTGATCAAGTAACTATAACGACTAGTGGTACTTCTGCAAAATCAGGAGCACAATCACATCAGACGAAATATTTACGTGTCGTCGCTAAAACTAATGATGCATATATTGCTATAGGTGGAGAACCTACTGCAACTACTGCAAATTTTTATTTGGTAAAGGATATTCCTGAAGTAATAAGTACAGGTACAGTTAGATCTCAACCTGTTAAAAAAGTTACTAAAGGTGCTACCACTATAATAGATTTCCAAGAGGGAACTGGTTCTCAGTTTTTGGTAGGAGATTATGTTACATTGACTGCACCAGGACAAACGGGTTTTAACTTTTCTCATCAAGAAGTAACTGCAGTTAATAAAACTGCAAATTTTGATGGATTCTTTGGAACACGAATTACAGTGGATTATAATTCATCTGGAGTTAGTGGTACATGGGATGAGTCCTTGTTAGGATCAGATTTAAGAGAGTCGTTTAAAGTTGCTGCTAGATCTACTGGCGGTGCAGGTGCTGTGAAAATTCAACAAGTTCAAGTAGTAGGAGATTCCTAATGAAACTGATTAGAGAAGAAATTGAATCTGTAGAATTCATTACAGAGGAAAAAAATGGTAAAAAGTCTCTCTATATTGAGGGAATTTTTCTACAAGGAAACATCAAGAACAGAAATGGTCGGATGTATCCAATGGAAACACTTCAAAAAGAAGTGAATCGTTATAATGAAGCACACGTTCAAAGTGGAAGAGCACTTGGAGAATTAGGTCATCCTGATGGTCCAACTGTTAACCTTGACAGAGTTTCTCATAAGATAACTTCTTTGAGAGAATCTGGTTCTAATTTTATAGGTAGAGCAAAAATCCTTGACACACCAATGGGTCAAATTGCAAAGTCTCTCATAGGAGAAGGTGTAAAACTTGGTGTATCTTCAAGAGGTATTGGTTCATTAAAACCAACCAAAGAGGGATTTAATGTTGTTGGTGATGACTTTATGTTAGCAACAGCAGCAGATATCGTATCAGACCCTTCTGCACCCGATGCATTTGTTGAGGGAATTATGGAAGGAAAAGAGTGGATTTGGGAGGGAACAACCCTTCGAGAACAACTCGCTAACGATACAAAAAACAAGATCGAGTCTCTTGTTACCCAGAAAGCACTCGAAGAACATAAGATTAGTCTTTTCAATGAGTTTATTAACTCATTGTAATCATTAAGATTATAAATAAATATAGATTTTAACTTTTATACAGGAAATCGGAGAGAAACCAAATGTCTAGTGGCAAAAATTTACAAGAAATGGAAGTAGGCACAACTCCCTCTAAGACTGCAGCCAATGCAAATGCGGCTCCAGGCGATCCATTACCTAAAGCAGGAAGCAATGCTTCTGGAGTATCTACACCAGACAATTCTGCACAGGTAGAAGATTTAGGCGGACCTACTCCTGACAACTATAGTCCAACCAACGATTCAGCAAAGCTGAAACCTGCTGGTGGAACTTTAAAGCAAGTTCGTGACGTAGTTAACAAGAAAGCCACTGCTGGCGATCAAGTTGCTGGCACAAGTGCAACTCCTGTTAAAATGGAAGAAGTTGAAGTCAGCGACGAAGTAGTTTCTGAGGAAGAAGAAGTGACTAACGAAGTCGTAGAGACAACAACCGAAGAAGTAGAAACTACTGAAGACGAAGTTGTTGCAGAAGCACCTGACTATACAGAGATCAGCATCGATGAAGATGTTAATGCTCTTGTAGAAGGTGAAGAGCTTTCTGAGGAGTTCAAGGAAAAAGCAAAAACAATCCTTGAAGCTGCAGTAAAAGGCAAAGTAGTACAAATCAAAGAAGTACTTGATGCTGAATACGAAGCAAAACTTCTCGAAGAAGTTGAGGAAATCAAAGGTGCTCTTAATGAGCGTGTTGATTCCTACCTAGAATATGTTTCTGACGAGTGGTTCACTGAGAACCAACTTGCAGTACAAGGCGGTCTTAAGGAAGAACTCACTGAGTCCTTTATGACTGGTCTTAAGAGTCTTTTTGAAGAACATTATGTAACTATCCCTGAAGAAAAATATGATGTGCTACAGAGCATGGTAGAAAAACTAGATGATATGGAGTCCAAACTCAATGAGCAAATCGAGAAGAATGTAAATCTGAATCAAAGACTTTCTGAGTCTGCTTCAGATGTAATTCTTGCCGATGTTTCTGAAGGTCTTGCTGACACTCAGAGAGAAAAGCTTGCCTCACTTTCCGAAAGTGTAGAGTTTGTAAGTGAAGAAACTTATCGTGAAAAGTTGGAAACTTTGAAGGAATCTTATTTCCCTACAAAAGCAAATCCAGCAGTTAAATCAGAGAGTTTATCAGAAGGTGTCGATAGTTCTCCTGAAGTTGCTTCAGGAACAATGGCAAAATATCTAAAAACCCTCAGTCAATTTAACAAGTAACTGATTTTAAAATTAAATCAAACGTAAACACTATTTTTTAAGCAATGTTCAATTCAGAACAGTTGCAGGAAAAGTGGGCTCCCCTTCTAAATGCAGAAGGAGCCGATGCTATCAAAGATAACCATCGTAAGGCCGTCACTGCAGTCCTGCTCGAAAACCAAGAAAAATTTCAACAAGAATCAAACGCATTTAGCGAGTCTGGTTCTTTCCTAACAGAAGAAACACCAACGAACTCAACAGGTTCTGCGATTGCAAACTTCGACCCCGTTCTAATCTCATTGATTAGACGTGCAATGCCTAACTTGGTCGCATATGACCTTGCTGGTGTTCAACCAATGAGTGGTCCTACTGGACTTATCTTCGCAATGCGTTCACGCTACTCTACTCAGACTGGCACTGAAGCATTCTACAACGAAGCAGATTCAGCATTCTCTGGACAGGATGCAGCATTTGACAATACTGCTGGATACACTGATATCTCAGCTGGTATGGGTACAACTGCTCAGTCTGGTACTAACCCTGCTGTTCTTAACCCAGTTGGTGCTGGTGGTTCTAACCTAGACTACAACGTTGGTCAAGGTATGACAACCAACGAGGCAGAAGGTCTTGATGGTCAAGGCGACTTTGCCTTCAACCAGATGGCATTCAGCATCGAGAAGGTAACAGTTACTGCGAAATCTCGTGCGTTGAAAGCTGAGTACTCACTAGAACTTGCTCAAGACTTGAAAGCAATTCATGGATTGAATGCAGAGGCAGAACTTGCCAACATTCTTTCTACTGAAATCCTTGCTGAAATCAATAGAGAAGTTATTCGTACTATCTACAAGACTGCAGAACAGGGTGCTGTTCAGAACGTCGCAACCGCAGGTCAATTCGACTTAGACATTGACTCAAACGGAAGATGGTCAGTTGAGAAGTTCAAAGGTCTACTATTCCAGATCGAGAGAGATGCAAACGCTATTGCACAAAGAACTCGTCGTGGAAAGGGTAACGTAATCCTCTGCTCTGCAGACGTTGCTTCTGCTCTAACAATGGCTGGTGTACTTGACTACACACCTGCTCTTAATGCTAACCTTAATGTTGATGATGCTGGCAACACATTTGCTGGTACATTACAAGGTAAGTACAAAGTCTACATTGACCCATATGCTGCTAACTTAGTTGGCACTGGTGGTCCTCAAGGTGGTAACCAGTACTACGTTGTTGGTTATAAGGGAACATCTCCTTATGACGCTGGATTGTTCTATTGCCCATACGTTCCTCTACAGATGGTTCGTAGTGTTGGTCAGGACTCCTTCCAACCACGTATCGGATTTAAGACTCGTTACGGAATGGTCGCAAACCCATTTGCTCAAGGTACAACTGCTGCTCTTGGTGCTCTTACCGTTAACGCTAACCGTTACTACAGACGTGTTTCTGTTAAGAATCTCATGTAAGCGAGATGCTTATATTTTCAAGAGACCTCCTGCTTGCAGGGGGTCTTTTTTTGTCTAAATACTTAAAAAGTATTTTATAATGGCGAAAAGGAAACCACCAGCAGAAAGACCAGGTACTCCAATAGAAAATAGAAATTTTCTCTCACCAGTTGGGTTTAAATTTGCATTAAAAAGGAGTCCTGCTGCTGCTTTTTTCTGCAATCAAGCAAACATTCCAGCGATTGATTTAGGGGTAGCAGAACAACCAAGTTACTTCAAGAATATACCTTTACCTGGTGATAAACTAGAATTTGGTGACCTTCAATTAAGATTCCTTGTAGATGAGGATCTTGTTAATTATATGGAGATTCAAAAC